GAGTTACTTCTGATTCAGCTGATATAGTTAGACGTGGTAATTCAAACGATACCTTTTCTTTTGCCTTGTCATATGAAACACGGGCATCACGAACGTACTCAGGTGATTCGATGTCATCTGTATTCTTGCCAACAATCATTCCGATGTTTGTAAGACCTGTTCCGTTTGCATCACCAAGAAGAACACCCCAATATGCAACACTATCCTCACCATTGAGTGTGTCAACCATATCGTGTGTTGGTGTAATTGTTGTTGTGAAGTTTGTGCCAGGTGCGGCATAGATTGATTGCTTTTCACCAACACGGAATAACATCAGGTCTTTTGTTCCTGGTAAAAAGTCATTCCAAAAAGTAGCACTTTGAGCTATACGATTGAATACAAGAAACGCATCTGATATTGTATAGATGTTATTCTTGTTGATGTCAGCTGCAAAGTATTGGAATTTTGAAAGGGTATCTGTTTCAAGAACAACTTCATTTATCTTGTAAGCGTCTGTTACGTTTACAGCATCACCAGCTTTTGCGGTATCACCATTGATACGAATTCTTACAAAAGAGATAGATGTATCAACGTTTGTACGAAGTGTTACTTTGCCTGTTGCTGAATCTGTGAGATATGTTGCAACTGAATCCCAGTTAGCGGCAGTATTTGCCTTTTTACGATGGAAGAATTGAACCTTCACATCACCGAGTGGAGAATCATCTTGGTTGAAAACATAAAGAGGCATGACAAACGGAGGACGAATAAATCTTCCACCATAGTTTACCATACCCAATGTTACGTCAGTACCACTGTTGATTGTTGCTCTGTTAGAGTATGACGGTGTACCGATGAGTTTGATTGAGTCAGGGTCAACATCATAGAAACGTGGGCCGTGTGTGAAGACCAACTTCACCCAAGCACCAGAAGGGAATGACCAGTTTCCATTGTTTCCCGTATAAGATACTGTGAGTGTGAGATAGTTTGCAACTCTGTTTGAACGGAAGTAAACCGATTCATTTTCGATAGTTGGGCCAGTAGTTGCAGTTACACCAGAAAAAGCTGCTGTATCAAAATAGATACGAGTTTGGATAGCCTTTACTTTGTCTGTGCCGGTGTAATTGTAGTGGAGATATAAGGTTGTTGAACCTTGAAGATAAGAACCTACGATAAACGACGTGTCTACAAGCACGTATGGTTTAGAAGCATCTGGTGCCGGTAACACCTCTCCTAAACCATTTTGGGCTACTGCCCCTGTAATTGTTGAAACTAATAAGCCAAGGGCGAGTATAAATTTTTTCATCTGTATTTCCTCGAAAAGTTGTGATATAAAACAACAAAACTTTCCGAAACCAATTACAGATAAATATGTGTCTACGAATTATTTTTCAGTAGTCACCTCTTTATTTTCTTCTTTTTCTTGATGTTGTGAATAAAATTCCATCAATTTTACCATTGTGCCAACCAAAGACCAACTCCGTTGGGAGTCTCGCCAAACCATTCCAACATAATTAATATCCGCATTTCCACGAGAAACCTTTTTCAGTTTGGTGTTTATTAAGTTCTTTTGTAGTGGAGTTAAATAATCAATCATCAACTTACCGTTTAGATGGTCTACTTCGTGTTGAACAATAACAGAGTTTGGAAAATCAATTTCCATTTCTTGTTCAGACCATTCGGTATCTGGATTGATAAACTTTACCGATATTGTTTCATCACGTTCTACCTTTGAAGTAATATCAGGAAGTGAAAGACAACCTTCGATTGATGTTTTCTTTTCTCCACTACTACTTACTATCTGTGGATTTATCATCGTTATGATATTGTTATCCAACTTTACAAGACAAACTGATTCGTCTCTTCCAAGTTGATTAGCGGCAAGACCAAGACCACCAACCGATTCGAGAGTGTCTTTCATATCTTGGATTAATTTTTCCAAGTTTTCTCGGTCATTTTGAATATTGGATTGCTTTGTCTTTGTTCGTAGAATGTTGTGATTTGAACTATACAGAACTATTGGTTGTATCATTTATCACCCATTTGGATTTGAATCACGGATAATTTGCTTAATCCATTCGTAGGCAGTTTGACTGAGTGTGTTTACTCGCCATTCTTTTGTTTTCGTAACACTGTCATCCATACCAAAAGGACGTACATCAGATATACGGACACGTTCTCCTGTTTCAAATTCAATGTGCCAAGCACACTTTTCAATGCCATCAAACTCATCACCTGCATCTGAACTAAATGATGGTTGTCCAAAGGCACGAACGAGGTGATGATAATCACATCCCATAGTTGCCATCTGTGGTGTCATCTTGATTTGGATATTTTTTCCAGATGCGTATCTCGGATATTCTCTTTCCATAATATTATCCTTTATTCTTATAATCAGTTTCGTAGAATCCACCAGTTTTTAATTGCGGTTTTGACGCACCAAAAGATTCTACCCTTGTTAATTTACAATCTTCTTTTCCACATTTACATTTATCAGGAACTGATGTTGTCAGTGGAACAATATATTCTCTAATTTCACCACACGATTCACATTTAAAATCATATGTTGGCATTTGATGCCCCTCCAAAAAATACACTCACGATGTCTATCAAAAACTTTATACCGAATGCAATAGGTAGTCCGATGATAAAAGTTCCTAAAAACATACATACAAAATATAATATGTACCCAATTACAAGCATCACGCCTGTCATCAAAAACTCTATAAAAGATTTAAGCATAGTTGTTTCTCGCATATGATTTATATGATTCGTAAAGTTCTTCAAGTGTATTAAAATTACAATTTTGAATTACGTCGTCCCAAACATCCACTTCAAAAATATTTGTTAATTCTTTACGAAGTTCAAACATTTTCTTTTCTTCGTCTTCAAATTGTTTTAGTTTCGCCTTGTGCATTTCTTTACTGTAATAAAGAAACTCTCTACCCATTGATTCTTCAAGTGTCAGTTCATCTTCACCGTGCATACGTTGTACCGTTTCTTTTGCACGAGCATAAGATGTATTGAGCGAATCAATAGTTTGTTGAATTGATGGGGATGGATTAAACTCCCCTTGGCGGATTCTATTTAGTAGTAATTTTTTCATAACACTAATATACGAAACTTTTTTGAGATTTCCAAATTATATTTTTGCCACCGCAGGAATAAGGTGATAATAGTCAACCTTTTCCAAATTAATCATTTTTTTAAGGAATCCCAACTTAATCCTGTGTAGACGAGTTTTCATATAGAATTTTAATTCGTCTTTGACCAATGGTATAATTGACCTAACAAAATCATTTTGACTTGTATTGCCAATCCCGTTCCATAAAATTCTTTCGCCATCTACTAATGCACAGATAACAATTTCTAAATCTGGGTCGAGGATAAATAAATCTAAAACAGTTCTCGTATCAAAGTTCATAATTAGATGGTAATGGTTTTTCAAAATCCATAAAAATTTGTTTACTCAAATAGGAGAATGCTATTGATTTAATTTCGTCTTCTGTTAAACCGTTCTCAATATAATTTTCTAAATCTTCTTCACTGATATGCAATGACTTACCATTATAACTGAAAGACCATCCGTCTACAAACATAAATGGTTGGTAGTACATTTACACCTCTGCTTATTTTTTAGATTCAAAAATTTCGTCATCATCAACATCGGGAGAAAGTGCGGTCATATAATTTGGTGCTTGCATCGATGGTTGGATTGATTCCATTTCGTCGTTCCAATCTTCTTCTTCGATTTCATCCCAATCTTCTTCACCGTTAAATTCTTCTCCATCCCAATCATCTTCGCTAACTTCGCCGTCTTCGCCTGCATTATAATATGTTAAGTAACTATAAGCTGCTTGGATATAATCTTCCGCGATTGTAATCTTAGATTGTAACCAATCTTCAAACTGGTCATCACTATCAATCATGTGATAAAGCTTTTTGGCGTTGGACATTATTGACATCAGTTGTGATTTCAACATCTCACCTTCACCTTCTCCACAATCACAGCCGTTATCATATTCATCATAATCTTCTTTCAGTTTTTTCTCGGCAACTTCAATTGCCGTTTCAGCTAGCTTGATTTTAGATGGGTCATTTTTCGCCTTGGCGTTTTCTGAAAGAGTTACTGCTTCAAACAAATTCTTGCTTGATTCCATTATCTTTTTTCTACCAAGTTCACGTTTTAGATTTTCTTGTATCTCATTGATAACAAATTTTTTGAGGTCACCCATCTTTATCTCCATTATTACTTAACTACAATATACATACTATTTTAGATTAAGTCAAGTCAGAACCAAGCATCTTATCAAGTTTTTCTGACTCAGAATCATCTTCTGGTTCAAAATCTTTCTGACTAACTCTTGTGTCTAAATCCAAGAACGCATCCAAGTATCTATCTTTATCGGGAGCAATGTACGTCTTACGAATCATCAATGGCTCCACTACTGCAACAAATTCTTCTTTTTCCTTATCAGAAATTGGTTGGTTGATTTTACCTTTCAATCTATTTGTATCGGCGGGTGTCCAAGTTGTTACACGATGACCAAATACATCTTCCATCATTTTCATGACGTAATCTGCTTCTTGGATTTCTTTATATCTTTGTTTTTTCTTCATACAAATAAATATCACAATCTAGAAATAGTATCTAATATTTGGGGAGCCATTGGTTCTGGTAGATTGTCTTTTGTAAACCATCCGACGTTTTGATGTTCCCAATCAATCTTAACAAAGAATCTACCCTTTGTTCTGTAAAGAAATAAGAAGTACATTCTTTCGTCGGCATAATATCTGTCCATACATATCAACTTCTCACCTTCGGGAATTTTATGAGTTGTTTCTTCTAAAAATTCTCGTCTTGCACAATCCTCAAGAGATTCCAATTCATTTACATTAGATTCTCCAGATGGAACAGACCAGTGTCCTGGTAAGTAATGTGCCTTATCTGTTCTTTGAGTGAGGAGGAATTCCCCTGCACTATTCATCACCAAAACACCAGAGGCCGCAGGCTTTCGTATCTGTGAAAGTTCTTCAGGTGTTATGTGATTAATTGCGCTCATACTGTATGTTTGTTTTCATTACTTCCCTTTGTAAGGGAACAAATCATTTAGTTTTTCTTGTCTCTTTTTACATCCGCAATCTTGTTTACCTACTGACTTAGCAACTTCTTCTGCAAGTTTATCCAAACCTAATGTGTTTGTTATCTTAGCAATAGTATCACCAAGACCCTTTGATTCTTCAGTTTGAATATCATTCTCTGTTCGCATATATCACCTTTAAAATAATTTTACTTCAATGTAAGAAGATACTTTAACTTATTAAATTCACCGACCATTTCGTCGCGGATATTAAGAAGGTCTGAATCGTTAGTTGGGCTCAACATAACAGATAGTCCAAGCAAGAACGCAATTGTCTCATCAATAAATGTCATACAGTCTTTTTCATTACGATTATAAACGTGCATAGGTAGTGCAGGTACACGACCATACTTACCCATCATTGTTTCAACGAATGTATCTATTAAGCCAGTCATTGCGTCATATACACCACCATAAGCTTGATGGCGGGCATACGAAGTTGTTTGCCAATGGAAAAACTTCAATTGGGTATGAATCTCGATAAGTTTGCTTGCTATTTCGTGCATTATATTCTCCATATACGATTAATTGTTCTATGATAATAAATATAGTTTTGGTAAAGAATTAATCATCCGATACAGCTCTACCAACCATATTCTCCCAATTACGGTCTATTCTAATCTTATCATTGTATTTTATTGATTCACGAATGATAGATTGGTCAATGCCGTTCGTTTCACAGAAGTAAAGAAATGCAGACATATCTTTTGGAAAACAATGACCACCATATCCTCTGTCACCATCTGGTCCTGGTACTTTCCAGTGACTATCCCCAAGACGTTTATCTATCTTTGCAATAGAAGATACAGTACCGTAATCGATTCCGATAGAAGAACAAATATCAAAAATCTGATTTGCAAATGCAACCTTAACGGACAGGAAACAGTTTGTTATGTATTTAACCATCTCTGCACTTTTTGTGTCCGTCTTTATAATTGGAACATCACGGAATGCCTTTCTAAACATTTCATATGATTCACTTAATGCCAATTTACTTTTACCACCGAGAACAATTCTATCTTGATGGATGAAATCATTTATGGCATTCGCCTCAGTTAAAAACTCTGGATTAAAAACCAAGTCGATATTATCATACTTTTCTTGTAATGATTCACAGGTTCCAGGTGGTACTGTTGATTTCAAAATCACAATCTTTTCTTTACCCAAAGAATTTAATTTTGATAGTACATTATCAACAATACTAATATCACATTCGCCACTCTTACGCATAGGAGTCGGTAGACAAACAAATATAACATCGGTCTTATGATACAGTTCGGTTAAACTACCAACCGTACACTTCTCAGGAATAATATCAAATGTTTCCACCCTGAAATATTTTGACAAGCCAGCATTGACGGCAGTGCCAACAAAACCTTGACCAACTATACCAACAGAATTAATCATAACTTATTTTCTCCAAAATGAATATATTCCCTTATCCAATTCATAACTGTCCCAAATAAATTGTTCTCTATTTGGTTGTTGTTTCGCCCATTCCCACATCTCAGATAGTCCACCCTTTAACGTAGTATTATCTGAGTAATCTAAAATCTCAATTGATTTTTTCCATGTTGGATGAGCGGCCTTTACTTCATGACGTGGTTCAAGATAAATAACTTCTCCACCACCAATCACTTCTCGTAGAATATTATTGGCATCATTTATGGTATGCTCAAATGTTCCACCCAAGTTAATTATTTGTTTTGATGCACGTTCATCGACTGCTGATTTCCAAAGTGGTTCAAGGCAATCATCAATATAACTAAATGCTCGTGTTTGTGTACCATCGCCATATATTGTCATTGGCTTTCCATTTAGGTGTTGGTACATCCAAATACCAAGAACGTTACGATACTTGTCCCAAATATTTTGTTTAATACCATATACATTATGTGGTCTAATAATACACCAGTCCAAACCATGTTGTTCTCCTGCAATTTGAATATCTTGCTCACAGGCAAACTTTGCAACACCATATGGGTCAATCGGTGCAGGTTGATGTGACTCATCGAACGGAGGATTGCCATGACCATACACTGCCATAGTGGATGTAAATACAAGACGTTTGATGTCATGTCTTATACAGTTATTAACAATGTTTGCGGTAGCGAGTAGATTGTTTGTATAATTAAAACAACGGATGAATGGAGATAATCCCTCTGCAGCATATGCAGCAAAATGAAATACATATTCTGGTTGATATTCTTCAAACAGAGAATTTATTCCAACTGAATCCGTGCAATCAATCTTTCTAAACACAACATCATCATTTACATTTTCTATGTAACCGCCTTCAAGATTATCGATACCGATTACTTTATATTCAGGTTTATTTTGTACAATCCAATCGGCAAGACGAGAACCGAGAAGACCAGCTACACCTGTTATCAAAACATTCTTACTCATAACGTATTCCCATTATTTTTCCCTTACCCGGTGTATGGCTATTGTTCATATTCCTTAATGGATAAAATCCCCATTTGTATTTGAACGATTCAGCAGCATCTCTTTCACTTTGTACAAATCTATCTCGTTCACTACCGTTCTTCGTTGCCATACTTCCAAAATGATAGAAGTTTAATTTTCTAGTTCTTAAAAATTCTATACCAATCAATTCTAACTTTAAGAAGAAATCCCAATCACAAATAAATGGAGAATCATAAATTGTATCAAAACCACCAACAGCCATGTAATATTTCTTTTGCATATAAAAAGGAAATATCTCACCATCATCTGTCAATAGTTCTTTTCGATATGATGGTTCTTCATTTGTATAATTTTCAAATTGAAAGTCATCAACTCCACCGAAATCTCTTGTAACAAAATTAAATATGCTCTGTGAACGTTCGATTTGATTTGGAGTGATAACTAACTTATCTCTATTGTCTTGATGTAATAATCTATCCCAATCTTTTGGAAAAACATTATCATCATTAACAATCAATATCCATTCGTTTGAAGAACGATACACACCAATATTTAAGGCGTGTTGCATACCTGAATTTGTTTCGAGTGGTATAAACGAAACTCTATCTTTATATTTTTCAACTATGTGTTGAGATTCCTCTACAAATCCATCAATCACGACGGTTATTTCATTCTTGTCCGATTGATTTTCCAAAGCCGATTGTAAACAAATATCAAGACACTTCGGATTTCTATATGAGGGGATAACAACTGAAATCATATCTTTTCCCAATCTGTTAGTGGTGATAACCAAGCACTCTCACCGTGAGTAGAATAACCCGGTATCGGTGATAATAAACTCTTTCCTTTTTCTCTTAATTCAACAAACAATCTAAAATCTTGTGGGTATCCACCAACGTTAGTCCATTTGCGAAATATTTCTTCATCATCTTTCAAAGTAGATACATACGATGCAAATGTCATCGTTGCACTATTCGTTAATTTCCAATGGGAAGATTTAGTCAAATAAACTTTTGTTTCTTCGCCACCATCTTCACCGATAAATTTGTTACCACCGCGAGAAGCTGGTATGTATTTATCAGGATTATCATACAGACTAATATAATCTGCACCCAACCCAAAACCTTCGAACAGAATCAAATCTGCATTTGGTTTATGAATATAGTCATTTTCCATGAAATAAACAATACCTTTTTCATCATATTGCAGTGCCTCATCTAATGCTAAATTAAATGTACCTGCACCGTTACCAACACTAACATAAGAAATACATTCAGACGGAACATACTTCAACATCATATTGATTGTTTTTTGAGATACGTTGTCTGCAATAATAGACCAATCGTATTTTTCAAATGGAAAAACCTTTATCGCATTTGAAAGACAATTTTCGTTATTAACATACGCAGGTTTTATTTTGTTATACCCAGCGTCAGATATTCTGTATATGATTTTCAGTTTCATATTTTACCTTGATTTTCTTTGTATGACAGTCATACCACAATTTTCTTCATATCTATTAAGCAATTCCCAATCACTGTTCATCTGAAGAAAATCAACAACACATGGCCACAATCCATATTTTTCTGGACTATTTTTCAGTTCCCCACGGCTCTCATGGTCATACGGCCAATCTTCCCAATGTGCATACTTTCCACTCGTGTCATGTATGATAATATACTTATTCACCTTACTCTCGTGCTTTATCAGCTCTTTCATAAGATGAGAGTACCTATGGTCTGTATCTATGAACAAAAGGTCAGTTTCATCAATGTCAACTGATACTGAATCGGATATTATAAAATCGAATTCAATTCCAACATCTTTTGCTAATTTTTGTGCATCGTAGATGTTTATATTTGTATTTGTCTCGTGGTCAACTGCGAGATATTTTTTATGACCATTAGTTTTTTCAGAAGTTACCAAACCATGTAATAATCCCCAAGTGGAATTAAGTCCGTAAGCAACCGGCCCGATACCGAATTCAGTTACAGAAGAACATTCGTTCGCCATTCTACTGAGGAGTTCACAGTATGGTGATATATCATTTGCTTTACCACAGGTTATTTCATAGTTTTCTTTTATCTTATCAAAGGATTCTGTATTCATATATTTCTCCAATTTCAAAAAAATAATTTACTAGATTGTTATCGATATAAGCTATGCCAATAATTGTCATTTATAGGAATATTATTTGAATCTAAATGTTGTTTTAGAATATATTCTCCACAAAATCCAATGTTTGTTGTGTTCATTATATTATCGATGTGATTAAATGTTTCTGCGTAAACATCCATGTAATTCGAATTTGAATATGCGAAACTATCAACATATCCAGAAGATGGATTAAAACACCCATTCGGTAAATATATCTTTGAACCATCTACACTAAAATCCACCTTCGAATCTAATTTAATATCAAATCTACTTCGTATCACAAAATCATACTTAAATTGATTTTCTTGTTCATATTGTTTTTTCAATTCATTAGATTTATAGATAGAGTAGAACATACTAAATAGATAATCGCTTCTTATTCCAGGTAAAGTTCTTTCTTTATATTTACCATATTCAAATGGTACCTGCTTTTGTATTAATAACTTAATGGGATTATAAATGTTTAGAATATCTAACACAATTGATTTGTTAACAGGTTGCCCCATATTAAACCCACCACCATTTACATAAGGTCTTCCTTCTTGATTTTCATCGATACCCCAAGTGTGTATAAAAACATCAACATTATTATTTTCCAAAATAAATGGATGAATAACTTCTCGGTACCCTTGTTCGAGAAATCTGGCTTGACCAGATAAACAAAGTGCTATTTTTAAATCATTTCTAATCACAATAATCCTTTATCATCATTTCTTTGTTGCGTTGAAAAATATCCAATTTTGATGACCATCACCGGGACCAACTGGTCTAATATAGTAATTAAAATTTTCAAATCCAAGTTCAATCAAATCTTTTTCAATAAAAGAAACTTCATCTACTCGTGTGTCCATTAAACCATTCGTTCCACCTGCGTCGAAATAATTCTCGTAATATCCCACGGATGCTTTTGTTGGAACTTGTGGGCCAAAACCCATCTGCATCGTAAGAACTCCATTTGATTTCAATACACGATTAAATTCTTTTAGGAAATCATATCGTATGCTATGAACACAGATATGTTGGAAGCATATTGTACTCATAACCACATCATAAGATTTAGACTTTATTTCTGATAAGTCAATTCCATTTGTCAGAAATAATTTATGGTTGGCTATATTTTGATTATTGTGCTCAATCCAAATCTTTGCGTTATCTAAATTCTTTTGTGATATATCGACTCCGTGTATCTCTTTAAATCGATTACCATACTTCACAAGATTTCTACCAGGACCACATCCAAAATCTAAACAAATTTTATCTTCTGTATTTTCAATGTCTCTGAAAAGATATTCATCATAGTCTTGCCAATTATTATGTAAATCAAATCCACCAACAACAGGGTCTCTGTTATCAACAGACCATTTACTTGCATCTGATTCATATTGTTCATGTTGCATCGATGTGTATTTATTCATTAGAATTTACTCCTCAATTTTATAATTTTCTAAAAAATGATTTAAATCTTCTGGGGTTCCAAGTCCCCACATTTTCTTTATATTGAAGTTTCTGATTTTTTTATTATCCTGAATTGCTTGATTGAATACAGGACAAACATAAAATTCATTATTCACTCGTATATTTGATTCAATCATACGTTCGGCATATTTTACAAAATCACCACCATGTTTCCAATAATAATAACCAACTGTGGCCACATCAGATATTGGATTCTTCTCAGCTACCTCAACAACAAAACCATTATCATCTAATTTAATAAATGACCATTTCGGATGAGTTGAATTGAATGTAACAATCCCACCATCAGAATTTGTTTCTTGCATTTTATACATGAACTCATTCGAATCCCATTCCACAAACTGGTCAGAGTTGGCAAAAAATAATGGATTATCATTATCAATATATTCCTTCGCCATCAGTGCAGTACAGGCAGCACCTTCTGTTACACCATCGACTTCAACTATCTTGCAATTTGGCGTTATCAAATTAAGAAGTGAATCTAAGTTATATTTTTCTCTATGTTTTTTCTGAACAACATATATGTAATTCGCATCGATGTTTAAGTTTTCCACAACCATCTGTATCATTGGCTTTCCATTTATTTCGATTAATGGTTTTGGGAAAGTATAACCAGCTTGTTCAAATCTACTACCGGCACCGGCCATTGGTATTAGAACATTCAGTTTTTCATTTTTCCATTTAGGTATCAATTTCATATCATCACCGTTAAAATATTTATGTAAGTTTTCATATGTTACATCGTTTGGATTCTCTACACGAATAACTTTTGAATGAGTTCTATTTGCCGCCAACAGTCCAACCGGAGAATCTTCAACTATTAAAGTTTCTTCTGGTAGGAACCCCATCATCGATATTGCTTTCCAATAAATTTCGGGATGTGGTTTACTGTTCTTAATATCTTCATTTGAAAGAATTAAATCGAAGTATTGTATTATTCCCAATTTTGATAAAACTGTCAACACTGTTTTGCGAATACTATTACTGCAACAGGCAATCTTATAACCATCTCTCGATAACCTTGACATGCAGGTTATCAGTTGTTTTGATTCTCGTAACTCATTTAATTTTTCAAGAGTAATCTTTTGTTTTTTTTCCCAAACGGTTTTGTGCAAGGATGGGTCTAATCCTTTATCGAATGTTAATAATTCCAACTTCTGATTTGTTTTTAGACCATCGTACTTACTTAGATGTTCGTCCCATGATATTCGATACTCCGCATCAAGTGATTCATTTAATGCATCGTAATGAATATTTTTAGCTTCTACTAAAACTCCATCTAAATCAAAAATAATAAACTTTATCATTTTTGTAATCCCTCTAGTGTGTTTGTTCTGGCAATACCAACCGATATGTCTACCCTAATTTCTCTTTCAAATTTACGATTGAATGATGCACGCTTGAATTCTTCAGGTGTAAAATAATTTATCTCACCACACAATTCCGGTATATCATCATAGCAAGCAATCGTATTCATTTCATTTTGCCCACCCATCATTAAAACATCCACGAAGTGTGGAAACTGATTACTCAAGTACAAATTATTAGAGTCCAATTCATAAAGAGAAGGGATATGTTCTATGTGATTATCGTACCTCGATAAGATTATCCAATCATACTTTATACGGTTTGACATCTTAATTACTTTTGATATAGAATATAGATGAGACATTAGATTGTGTTCATTGTTTTCACTCCAGTAATAAACACCCATAGGACATCTACCACTGTTCTCGGCTAACTCCCTTGACTTTCCTGTTAGAGAAAAGTGACGAGGTTCCTCAAATAAAAAATCCTTTGGTTTATATCTCTCAAGTATTATTTCTGAGGCAGAGATGTCTTCTGTACTTCTATGATTGGAATTTACCCAATCGGAATATTCGAATTGCTTTGGCTCTTTTGAAATCCAAGAATGACAATAAACATCTGCATTATATTTCTTTATGATATGCTCTTCATGAGAATTAAAAGTAAAAGGATTTCTTATAACTCTCGGTTGTCCAAACATACACAATGCAACATTCATATTGTTCCCACTCTCAATTTAGTATTTTGATTATTTGTTCCACAACCATATCATCTGTAATATACGGATTTAATGTAACATGACCAACATCATTGAAATAATATTTTGGCCCCAATTTAGGTTCTTCAATTTTCTTTAATACACCATTCCATCCATATAATTGATGAACAAAATCACCGGTAATGATTGTTCTCGTTCCAACCCCAGCGGCAAGATTACACAAACCACCTTCCGTTCCAACAAATGAATCACAATATTTCATTAGAGAACATTCAAACAAAATAGATTTTTCATCGTTATTTTCTAATAGACTTGTCTGTTGTTGAGAAATGCCATCCGGCATACCAACTAAAACAATATTGAAAGTCTCGGATAGTTTTTTAATTATAGTATCAGTGTCTCGGTGTCTCCCACCATATCCGAGGTTAGGTACGTCAATGCCTTCTTGATATTGTTTTTCAGAAAACAAATATGTTTTTGATTTCCAATTGTTCATAATGGCTATTGTCTTTTTTCCATTTGATGATATTGATTCAATATACTTTCTCGCAATATCATCATATTCACTTTCAGTATAAACCGAATATATTGGCTCTACATTTTTTACACCAGCAAATTTTTGAAATTCAATTGGAGGAGGAATTTGAAATGACAAACTTTCCAATCTAATAATCTTATCATAAACGGTTTCATCTATTGAATTATTATAAGGAGAAGGTGAAGGATAATTTGATACATAGACATTATTGGTGTATGGATTGTTTTGCATCAACCTTTCCATCTGTGGAAATCCTATCAAATAATCTACCTCATCAAATTGAGATTCCTCCTTTAGTTTTTTCGCAATAGAACTTGCGAATATAATATCACCAAAGAACCCATGTGTTATTATTAAACATTTACGTTTTTGCATAAGATTTTTCTTCAATCAAATTTGAATTCGAGAGTGTGTTTATCTCTCTTTTTATTTCTGCACGAATATCATTGCAAAGATAAACTGAACGAGCTAACTCTATAAATTGAGAATCAAATTGTTTATTCCATTCTTTTTCACGAATTGAATCTTCTATTTCCCATAGTTTTATATTGATGTCCAATAACTCTTCGAATTTTTTCGATAGCTCATTTGTTGTAACTATTAAATCATAGAATGGCAATAATACTTGCCTTTCCTTCTCGATGTTTTTTAATTTATCCGTGTCATTTATTCTCTTAGATTTTATATCTAATATAGAAAGTTTGTCTAAGATTTCACCATTTGATACTTCAATATTCATATAATTCACTTATTTTTATTTATGAAGAGAATATCTTTTTGATAAGAACCATGATTTCTTGATTCATCCAATGTTTCAACTGGAACAAATCCTATGTTGGCCATGAATGAAATCACATCTTCATATAACGGGGCACCTTCATTATATTGAGTCATAGACACTTCAAGTAAAATCCCCTTTGCCTTTTTACAAATAGAAATACCACCAGAGATAATATCAAGCTCGGAACCCTGTGTGTCCATTTTAATTAAATCAAATTCCGAATCGTCTGTAAATAAATCATCCAATCTAACTCCATGCTGATTTAAAATTTCAACTTGGTCATCGGAATAAAATTCCGTCAGTTCTTTATAGATGGAATTTCCAGTGCAAGTTGGGTCACCCTTTCTTATGTAGAAATCATAAACGGAATTATCCTTTGTCAACATCGCAATTAAATAATTCGGTGTTATTGATTTAAGAGAAGATTCACAGGAAGGAGATGCCTCGATACTGAATATAAAACTATCAGGAAAAGATTCTTTGCAGAGTTGATGGAATTGTCCGACGTTTGCACCGATGTCCAATATTCTGTAAGGTATAAAGTAATTTGATATTAATTGTAGGTTTCTCATATTTCTCTGTATTTAAAATTTTTAACTTTCAACCAACGAACTCCATCGTCTCCACCAAATTCTTCAACATCAGCAGTGACATCATTATATCCCAACTCTATATTTTTTTCAATCTGCGATAACATTATATGATTGTTTATAAAATCGGTGTCATTATCATCTGGCTTACTATCTTTATGATACAAGGCATAAAACAATCCTTCCTTATTTCTAAACCAATCTTTTCCAAATAATCGGAATCGCTCTCTGGTATCATCATCTTCTTTACCCCATCCACGATAATAAGGATTAAGTCCTTTTATATCATGAAACAAATCTTTATGCAAAACAAATATTCCACCAGAATGGTCACCAACATCAACATGAAAGTTTCTATATCCAGCTGGAATATCTTTGTAATCTCTTGGTGAATCATTCTCATCTAAAAATATAACTTTACCAACTGGGTATAGTGGTAAATCTTTTTGTGTGGAATAAGAATTGAAAGTGATATTATCCGATGGATAATAATCCACATCGTGAAATATCAAGAGGTCTCCCTTTGCACGAAGAGCCGCAATATTGTAAAGAGAATTCTTTTGGAACTTGTCCTTGTCATCTTGTTCAACAACAATTATTTCATAATCTGTTTTGTTGAAGATGGAATGAAGACGTGGGAGTAATTTAGATAAATGTTCTTCTCTATCTCTGTATGATATTATTATGGAGTATTTCATAACCTATCGTATTGGTGAACAATTGAATATTCGTTTAAGGTTGATAAATCAAATTGAACCATACCATTTGCAACAACATGAAGATGAACTGCAAACTTATCTTTTAAATCTGTAAATACAACTTTATCTTTATGGGATGTTTGTATCAAATAATTGAAAGAGGTTTGGTCTGCAACAAGAGGTTTACCTATTGACATTAGATAAATGTCTGCGCATATGTCTTGAACTAATTTTGCATTACCACCGAATACACCAACATTATAAACTTGATTTGAAATCAAAGAATGATAACCAATCATAGATAAATTGTTATACAGATGGCGTTCATTCCATTTATCATCTTCATATTTTATAACTTCACTCGATGCAATTATCTTATCGGACGGTATCTTGCTAAATGGGTCATCGTTAAAATATACATCTCGTACATCCGTAATCAGAATTTTTTCATAATCATTCTCTGTCAAGTATTGCCATATATGATAAAATCTTATGTTATGAACTAGATTGTAAGACGATGATATTGTCATCTCTCCAGTGTGAGTTTGAAACTTATCCACTTCATTGTTATACGCATCATGAGTTGGAATTATCACATCCACATTTTTTGTTGATAAGTATTTTTTAAGTTCCTCATTTTCATCGTTGTAAAGAAAGAGGACTCTTTTGATTTCAAAACCATCCGATGATTCAATCCATCGTTGAACATCACTTTGGGAATAATTCCCGCTTATGGCACCAATTAGAAGATTTTTCATATTAAACTATTGTATCATAGAAATTATTTTGTTGTTCTTGTTTTTGGATTGTCTTGTTATGGAAAAGACAATAATCCTTATCTTCTGGAAGGAATGAATATTTTTCATATCCATCAATCTTTTCATGTACTTTATTCTTCCAAGATATTGATTCCTTGTTTCGATAGATTCTCATTTGCCAATCTGGCCAATTTATTCTACCCCACTCGTCATATCTCCAACGCCAAGAATCGATATGACGTTCAGTTATACCATCAACAATATTCCACCTCGGAACAATTAAAAGGTCTAAATCAGAATTTGATTCAAGAATGGTGTGGATATTTTCAAGTAGAAAGGCTGATGGTATTTCATCGGCATCAATGTTGAATATCCATTCTTTTGTACAATGGCTCTTCAAGTTATTCTTGAATGATGCAAAATCATTGTTGAGTGGAAATTGTATAACCTTTAATATTGGTATTCTTTCTTGATATATCGAACATACCTTTCTAACTTCATCTGTTGAATTATTTTGGTCGAGTTGGATAACTACCTCGTCTGTGTCCTTTAAGTTTACACGAATCACATTCAGTAGTTTATCCAACTCTCTATCTTCATTGCAAGCGGTTATTGTATAAGAAATCATTCCGTTTCAACTTTCTTTAAGGTTGGGAGTTTCTTTAATTGAGGCAAGTTAAGAGACATCTTTTGTGCGAACTTTGGAAGATACTTATCCAACATTGTATCGAAATTCTTAACCATTGCATCGTATGAGAATTTCACTTCCATTTGATTAACAGACTTCTTTGATTCAGAAAGATACGAGCTGTATTTCTTTTGAACCTTACGGAGTGTATCGGCGGCAGATTGGTAATTCACAGTGAACCAACTGGTTCCTTTGTTTAGAACACCTTCCCAAACTGCACTATCATGAATTGGTTTAAGTTCACCATCGAGATAAGTATGGAATGCTGGATTTACGAAATCAACTTGACCACTCCATCCAGATACAATAACAGGTTTACCAGACATAATAAATTCTGCGATTGGTCTACCATAACCCTCGCCCTTTGTGAATGAAACAAATGCCTTTACTTTTTCATGATTGTAAAGAGTATTCATTTCTTGGTCTGTTAAATCACCATGAAGAAGATAGATGTTTGGAAGATTCTTCTTCTTTACCATTTGCTTAATAAGAGAAATCTTTTCAAGTGTTTTACTCCTGTCAGTTATAGAAAAACCACCACTGGATGCTTTTAATAGAAGTGCAGGTGGATTCTCTGTATCACCAAACGTTTCCAAGAAAGTGTAAATCAATCCTGACAAATCTTTTCTATCTTGACCGAAGTCACCTCTCAACCAGTGTCCAACGAATAGGTAACAAAAATCTTCCTTTATATCGTCGAGTGTTTCTTTTATTGAAGATTCGAATGGAATATTTTTACCATAGACATCAAGACGGACACCTTCGTGAAGAACTTCAATTGGAACTGTAACTTCAATATTCCCCATCGGTTGACCAGTTTGCTTATCTCTCTTTTCATATTTCGTATTTAGAAATACATCCTTTGCATGTTTGGATGGTACGATGACAAGATTCATTCTGTTACAACCCTCAATCCATTCACCAGAGCAAGTATCTGTTTCTACACCGGCAGTTATTCCGATGTTATACTTTCCAACTGGCTGGAATTCATTTGGGATAGTACATTGTACCCAAACTTCCGGTTGTGTTTGAAGTCCCGGTATAATTGAGTCCAATATTTTTTTATGGTCTGGTATTTCTGGGTTGAGAGCATTCATGGGTGTCTCTCCCCAATTAATAGAGATTACTTTGATATTAAACTTGTCCATCTCGAATAGAGAAAGAAGAAGGTCTCTGGCGTGTTCGCCATATCCACTGCGTGTTGCAACTGGCCCACAAAAAACTAATTCTGGTCTATAACTCATATTATCCTCACGCTAAATGTAATTCATAACGATTTCTTGGTGTGAAGTTCTTGAAACAATCTTCAACACTTTCTACAACACGTTCACACATAAGTTGTCTGCTCATACCAACTTCTGGATTCATGATATACTCACGTCCCTTGATGCCGGATGCTTTACGTTCTGCCTTTGGTGTCTTGTACCATTCATACAACTTCTGTGCAACTTCACGGAAATCTGCTCGATCATCGAAAATATAAGGAGTTGGTACAGAACCTTGAAGTGAAATATTGGATGGCCAAACTGGTTTAACCCACTCACCATGTTGTAAATCTCCCCATTTATCTTTTCGATGAAGTGTCTTTACTTCAACGTAATCATCGGCAGAGAAGAACTTTCCTGTTTTAGGATTAATGAATCCGCAATGGTCTTGCATACCACCAGTTACATTTACAACAATAGGTGTACCCGATGAAAGTGATTCTGCAGTTCCAAGACCAAATCCCTCATTCGAAGTCATGTTCAAAGTAATGTCAGCAACATTATAAAGAATGTTAAGTGCCTCACTTGGAATAACTTTATCACTAAACATGACTGGATATTCTTGGCACAATTCACCAACAACCGCAGTTAGGTCTGTGCCATTCGGGTCGATGGGTTGTGTGTGCATGAGAAGTAAACAATCGTTTGCGGCATTACCACCATTCGCATCAATCAGTTCACACATTTCTTTGTATGCAAGGATAACGTCTCCAGGATGCTTGCGATGAATATTTCTATTATTCCAGAATACAACAAACTTATCTTTGTTGTTACCACGAATTTTATTTGTCTCATTTACATACGGTTCCCATGCTTTATCACCTTGAGTGATTGGATAAAACATTTCTGTATTAATACCATGTGGAACATATGTGATTCGTGTAGGACTTACTTCACCTTCAAACCTTGTAAGGATGCGGTGATTAATTCCATAGGTTTGCTTCGATATTGCCATGAGCAAATCACAACTTGAATATGCTTCTTTATTCCAATACGGGTCTGGAATGTCATCCCATATATTCAAATATATCAACGGAATATTTGTACGGATTTCGTGTTCCATATTATACAACCATCCCCAAAAACGTGGGTCTGTGAAATGGACTATTGCATCCGGCTTTTCGGCATCAATAAGACGACGAATCAAGAATGGGTCACCATACCCATCGTTACATAGAATTTTAACCGATGCGTCTTGAACACCTGTTATTGATTTTGCATCATCAGATAGGTCTAATAATTTACCTTTGTCCGGATGATTAATTGCTGCACCAACTTGAATCCAATCATATTGTGCAACCGTACCAAGTACCATATCACGAGAGACAGTGGCAATACCTGATGTAAGTCGGAGGTCATCCGATAAGAGGAGAATCTTTTTCTTTGCCATACATAACCTTTAAATACAAAACTTCTTTTTAATAAATATCAATATACGAAAAAACGATTACAATAACAAGTGGGGTTTAGCTTCAATCAAACCATTCTGTGTAATCAAAACGTGTTCGGACTTAACTTGAAATTCTCTAATTGTTGTTGCATTAACATAAGACATGGCAGAACGAACACCGTCATTGATGTCATTTATGACGCGTTCAACCTTACCCTTGTAAGGAATTAACTTTGAATTACCTTCTACATTCTTTTCTTCTAAACCATGAACTTGTTTTACTTCAGCGGATGCAGAACCACGATACTTCTTGAAAAGTTGTTCGTTCGGCCACATTCCCATTCGGTGAATTTCACCTGGCGATTCACGAGTACCCGCAAGGAGTGAACCCAACATTACAGAATCTGCTCCAAGTGAAAGTGCCTTGGCAACATCACCTGTCATTCTCACACCACCATCTGCAATAATTGGAACATCAATTCCTGATTCTTCTACGGCACGAATAGACTCAATAAGAGCAGTGACTTGCGGAATACCAACACCAGTTCTAATTCTTGTTTCACAAAGAGAACCATTTCCAATACCAACACGAATGGCATCGGCACCCCACTCTACCAGATTTTTTGCACCTTCATATGTAGCAACATTACCTGCAATTACATCCACATAGTTTGGCAGATTTTGTTTACACCAAGCAATTGCATCACGAACTTGTTTTGTGTTACCGTGGGCAACATCAATAAGAAGAACGATTGCACCTGCGTTTACAAGTTCTTGTGCACGTTCTTTGTAGTCAGCTGTTGCACCAATTGCGCCGGCTACTAACTTCTCTTGTTCTTTAATCTTACGAATTTGATTTGCCTGTCTTTCAATGGTCATGAATCGGTGAACTACACCGACCCCACCATATGATGCGATTGTTATTGCCATGTTGTATTCGGTTACAGTATCCATTGGTGAAGCAACAAGTGGTGTACCAATCTTATATTGTTTTGTAAAGTTTGTTACAAGATTACATTTACCACGACTATCTACTTCACTATACTTTGGAATAATTTGAATATCATCAAATGTATATGCGTACTTCATTATTGAACCCTATTCTTTATTGGACATAAATCATCTTTATCTTTGAACTCACACCATCGGCAATTCTTGGCCTTCTCACCTTCAATTGCAGGATAGTAAATGTCTGTTCTCTTGTTACCTTCTGAATCAAATGCAGTCTCAACAAATGTTTGAATCTCTTTCAGGATTTGTTTTTGCGATACCTTTCCATGTGAAGGTGCAAACCGTTGAACACGATTTCTCATTGCAGCATACTCTGCATTCTCATCAATCTTACGTTTCAAAATAAGATACTCAATCTCAATATCATCGGGGTGAATATCGAATTGCTTTGCATAGAAGGTCTTATACAAAACAAGTTGTGATGTTTTTACCTTATCTGCCTTTGTGTATTTATTCCAACCACTTGTTGAAGTTTTGAAATCGTAGATGTGAATCTTGCCTGTTTTCAAATCTCGCATTACCAAGTCAAGAAAACCAACGAGACGAACATTTGGATTTGATTCGAGTGGTATGATATTGATTGGTAATTCAATACCAACAAGTTCCCATCCCTTTTTCATAAAGAACTTTTCACGATGTGCCTTGAACCAACGAATGATTTCAATACCATCTATAAGATGTTCCTGCATTTCATCTGGATTGGAAAAGTGTTGTTCATTGTTTTCAGTCAACATCTTCTTATACTCCACACCCATCTTTTCTTTTAGGAGGTCTTCGAGTGGAAGTGAATTTGCTTCTTCAATCGTAGAACGATATAATATCTCCACATACATTTGCAGAACTTCGTGCATGGCAGTTCCAAACACGAGTGCAATAGATGGTGAAGGTACGGAAACCTTATCAATATAATTTAGTTTCCAACGATGAGGACATCCCTTCCACATTTGATATTGTGAGAAGGAAATTCTTGAAGAAGACATTACTTACCCCACTTCCCGTTTTGAACGAGTTGTGCAATGATACCGTAAACTGAAATATCTTTGAATGTATCTTCAAGTGATTCACCAACGGCATCCACAGAACCAAACATAATCATTTGCTTATAACGATTGATTTTATCATTCAATCGGAAGAACAAACCTTGAAGTGATAACTTTCTATCGTTTTCTCTTTCAAGAGTTGTTCCTAATGAAATATTATCTGGTCCATAGTTCGATTGCTTACGGCAAAAGAGTTCATACTGTTCGCGCTGAATCCTCTTAAAGTCCGTAGTCATAATTGGAAACTTCTCTTCCATTTGAGCAATGATGTCACTCTCATCTTTCTTTTTACCCAAGTCAATTTCTTTTATTGCCATCTTTGTTGTCCTCATTGTAATGTCTTTATTTGTTTCTTGAATTTTTCTACGTCTTCTTTCTTGGTTCCGTAAGATTCCAAAACAGAAACAAGTTCGCTTGGATTTATTCTTACAAGGTCTGTAATATACTCAAAAATTACTTTCTTACCAAGTTGATAATGCTGACAGAATAAATCTACAAATTGCGAATCTATATCTATCTTTTTCTTTTTCTTTGTGTACTTCAGATAAAATGTTGTCTTTGGTAAAATATCATGGAGTAGCTTATAGTAATCTTTGGAAGTAAGGATGCCGTTACTATACTTTTGAAAGTCATTCACGGCATCTGTTAATTCCATCTCCATAGAAAACCAACGTGTAACAATAAAGTTATTCCACGTCTTCTGTTCTTCTTCGGCAAGGGTTTCCCATTTAATCTTATCTTTGGTCACACCCTTAATTAAATCAAATAAGTTCCGAGCCATTACCTGGGACCTTTGGTAGAAGTTCTTTTGGAATTGTTCCACATTCAATACACGCGAAAGTTTCAATAGGAATCAAAGATTCTCTACCATTTGGTGACACAAGTGCCGATAGTTTCTTGAACATAAATACTGTGTTGAAGAAGTGACTTCCACAATTAGGACACGTCAAATCTTGTGCCTCGTTCAAATTCACATTTACCTTTTGTTGTGGTGGTTGTCCCCCACCAATATCAAATACATTGCTCATAGTTATTTCCCTTCTATTCAAAAAATTTATTTAGATTCATCAAATCAACTGCACATATATCTTTAATTCTATTATTGGCTATATCACAATATTCATTCGATATTTCACTACCAATAAATTTACGACTGTTCATCAACGCCATCTTAGCAGTAGTTCCACTTCCCATAAAAGGGTCATATACAATCTCACCTATTTGACTCCAAGATAATATATGGTCTTCCACCAATTGTTCTGGAAAAGGTGCAGGGTGATAGACACCATTAAACGATGTGGTATATTTCCAAATGTTTGTTCTTGGAGAAAATTCTGGAACTGGATTTTTTAGTTTGCCTGAAAAGTCTTTATGTCCATACCATTTGTTTGGTTTGTCACATATCAAATTTGCAAATGGTTTACCTTTCGATAATACAAACATATACTCAAATATCTGTGTATATCTATTAGATTTTTTAGATGCAGGATATGCCGGTGAATTTTTCTCGTATATCATCGTATCATGTAAGTTAAATCCAATCTGTTTGAAGTAAAGTGCTTGTTTAAATGAAGTACCAGACTCACTTCCATTTGATGTTTCATCACCAACTACCCAAACAACTACACCACTATTTTTAACGATTCGATATAATTCTTTTGCTGTATTTTCAAAATCAAATGAATAACCGTTATACTGGCGTAAGTTATCATAAGGTGGAGAAGTTACAACCAAATCAATGAATCCATCTGGTATTCTTTTCATTGTCTCCAAACAATCTTCATTATATATCTTGTTTATCTCCATCTTACTTTCTTTGGTCTATTTCCATAATGAGTTGGATGAACATCGCCATCGCATTAATTTCATGGTCTACTACCATTGCATCTTTGTATTGTGATTCTGCGATAATAAGAATCGCGGTAGACACAAACCCATTAGCGAACTCCTCTACATTATCATACAGATAACGGAAGAGTGGGTTGTAATCACGGATTGAGTTGTCAGCAAGAATCTGACGAATCTCTGTGTACTTTTCTTTCTTATTCTTACCAGACTTTAATACGTCAACAACTGTTGAGTAAAAGTTATTCTGAACAAGAGTTGACTTATCAAGTTGCATCTTACCATCGAGAATACAACGTTGAACTGTATTCAGTACACGACGAATGTCAGGATAAGTCATGTTGATGATTTGTGCTAAATCTTCCTTTGAGAACTCCACACCTTCCGATTCAAGAATTCCCATCGTGTGAACTGCAACATCTTTCTTAGATGGAGGAACGATGTTGAAGATTTGACACCGAGATTGAATCGGGTCAATAATCTTGTCCACGTAATTACACGTTAGGATAAATCGTGTTGTCTTGCTGAACGTCTCCATGATGTTACGGAGAGCAGCTTGTGCATTTGGAGTGAGATAATCAGACTCGTCGAGAATGATAATCTTCAAACCACCGAAACCAATAGATGATGCGAACTGCTTGATTTTGTCTCGGACGGTATCAATGGAGTTCTCATCGGAAGCATTTATGTAAATGTAATTGTCTTTTGAAATTGTGTTGGCTACAATCTTTGCAAGTGTTGTCTTACCACTACCGGCATCACCATAAAGAAGAAGGTGTGGTACATCACCTGATTGTAGGTATCTCTTGAACGTTTCCTTGATTGTTTCGTTTCCAATATACGTGTCAAGTGATTGTGGACGATACTTTTCCACATAGAGGGTGTGTTGGGGATTGAACATTTTGAAACCTTATTGTTATCAGATGAATACAATATACGAAATTTTTGGGACATTTCCAAATGAAAAAGGGAACCGAAGTTCCCTTTGTATTATCTTATTTTTTTATCGTTATGGTTCTTGTGATTTTTACATCAACAGGAACTGGTTCAAAGAAATCGCCAGGTAAAAAATCTTTTGCCAATTGACCCCATAAGAATCTGCGCGGTTTTCCACTCGTATAT